TAAGTACCGCACTCGCCACTTACAAGAGCTGTTCAATATGCCGTTTAATAATTTCTATGATGTCTTTTTCCCATTGGTTAGGGAGCTTGCTGATTGGCATAAATGGACGAGCGGGAATATCGCCCCATAAATGCGGAAACTGGGCTTTTGTGCCGCCAAAATTCATCATGGCGGCTTGCGGGGCGTTTGTACCCACCACAACCGACTGCGCGGTGGCTTGGACGGAAAATGAGTTTTTTAAAATTCCTGTGTCGTTTAGCGGTTGGTTAGAGTGATTACGTCGCCGTGCAATCGTTGTTGGCGACAAGGCTTTCCAATTAACACCATCGGGCGATTTCATATCCCGAAACCCAAGCCGAATGTTGGTTGCCAAAACTTGCCCAATGGAGTTCATGGCGGGTTGCATATCAGAAACCAGACCACCTAAAAAATCGAGGGCATTATTCACTTGCTGGTTATCAACCTGAACGGTTAAGTCAGTCATCAAACAGCTCCTCGAACGTTTTGCCTTTGAACGCTCGCTCGAATTCCGCGTCTATTTCAGCGGTGGTTGTAATCGGTGCATCAGTAAAAGTACCGACCAGCGGTTGCTTGTAAAACTTATCCTCGAAATGCCTAATTTCCTCGCGTGTCCAACCTTCGTAGGGATTATGGTTTGGGTCGTTGTTGAGAGCAATCATAGCTAAAAACAGGTCGTGTTCTTTTTTGTTTTCGAGATAATCTTCAACTGAAATACCCAGCATTTGGGCATTTTCTATTTCTTTAGTTTGAGATTTCATACTAAATTTCCTCCAAAATAATGTTCCACTTGTCACCAACTTTGGTTTTACTGACAACTTTATGCTTAACACCACTGTTGATAAGCACTTCATTTTCGCGTCTATATTTTGATATTTTAGAAACATCAACACCGCTGTTTTTAGTTTTTATCGTATAAATAACGTTGCCGCTGAATTTACCATTTATAGAAGTTGTCGTGCTGGTGAATTGTTCGTATTTAACAATTCCCCTTTTCCATAGTTATCAATTACGCTCTGCGGTAAATCAACGTCTCTGCGAACCGTTCCTGTGAATTTTTCTGCCTTATTCAACGCCGTTTTTAACACTTCCTGAAAGTCATGCAGCATGGCAGATTTTTTAGCCGTTTTTGCTTTTTGCCAGCCGCCCAAATGACCATTTAAATCTTCATAAGTATGTCCCGTGTAAGCATAAATCGCTTTGTGTTCATCTTCGGTAAGTCCCATTTTAGCGGCTGCATCAATGCCCTCTAGGAAATTGTCATCTTCCCAATAATGGTCAAGGTCAAACTGGTCGTTGACGTTTGCCATGATTTCGCGCTGGCGTTCCAAGCGCGGGGCGTACTGTTCACGACCTTGTTTAACTTTTTCTGCTAACTCACGCTGTGCCTTTTTATAAGGCGTTTCGTAATTGGGTGGGTCGGGGATTTTACCGTCATAAACGCCATTAACGAATTTATGTGGATAATTTTCCTGTGTCCACTTGAGCTTGACCTTCGTCCATTTTTTAGCCTCAGGGTCAGTTTGCATGACATCAAGCGCGTTGACCTCGCTTTGACTAAATGTGTCGTCTTGTAACAAACCCTCTTTTTTAAAAGTCTTTTTAACTTTTGAATTTGACGGTGTGGGTTTTATTTTTGACGGATTAACCCAATTATCATTTTTATCAAAATTTTGTGGCAGAGCTTCACGCATCAAATCGCGCGATTCATCGTCCCATGTCGCGGCAATTGGATCTGCTTCGGCAACATTGCTCGCTTTGCTGGTTTTTTTCAACGCTGCTTTCGGTTTTTTATGGCTACCATCAACGATTTCTTTTTTCTCGTCGTCCCATTGCCATGTTTCCCCCGTTTTGGGATTTTTAATTTTATCGCCTGTTTTGACGAGGTCAGGATTGAAAACCCCGTCTTGAAATTTATAGGGGAACGTTTTTTGAACTTTATCGATATGTTCTTTTGACCACGCTTTTGCCGCAGGATTGGTTTGCTGCGTTTGACTGGCTAATTTAGAAGTAGTTTTAACCTTTGGAGGCGCATCAACAGGCGTTTTTGCTACGATGTTGTCAACGTGCAGCGCATCGTCTTTTGGCACAACGACTTTTTTCTTGAGTGATTTGGCTAATTTTGGCTCGACGGTTTTAGCCGTCGCTTTTGCCAATCTGTCAGCGATTGCTTTGTTGATGCCTGCGGTAATATCAGAGCCGCAGTTGTAATCCCAGCCCTTGTCGGGCTTCATGTTGTCGGGTTCGATTTTTTTGTTTAAACCGTTGTCGCCTTTGGATCTGGCTTGAGCTTGGCTTTCGCTAAGAGAAACCACGGAGCATCGACATCTGTAACCGTTGGCGGGATAGTGCGTATCCCAAAATGGGTCGTCAATACGACGGATAATCCCATCGAGAGCGCGGTGGCTAGGGCGAGTACGATTATCGTTAATCGCATCGTACATAAGGTAAGGTTGGTAGACTTCATTTTGCTTAAATTGCTCCCAATGCCCACGGTTGTAGGCGTTTTGAATGTTGGTGCGGTAAATGTTGTCAAGGCGGTACTTTGGCAACCCTAAATCTTGAACGGCAACGCCGTCTTGCCATTGCTCAAACGACTGACCATCGGCTAATTTTGCGAACAGTGAATTGAGGACGGCTTGAAGTTGGTCAAGGCTGGCAACGCCTGCAATTGAAAATGCCAGTTGCCGCTGTATGCCTTGCAGCTCACCGTAGTATTTGGCAGGCAGCACGATTCCGCGTGCGTCCATGGCAGCAATGGCTTCATCAAACGGGACGTTAAAACCAACCGATAACGTTGTATCAGGCATTTACATAACCCAATACGTCAGCCGCAAACATCGCTCGTTCTAGCATTTGCCGAAATTGCATGGTGTCGGTATCAGCAAATAACACGGCTAACTTGTCGGCTAAATCTTCGGGTGATTTGGCGGTTTTAATGGCATTGAAAATTGCCCCTTCAGGAATCGGACTGCTTGAATTTGCCAGAGCATCGTCCGCTAAATTTTCGATTTCCTGTTGGACTTGAGTGAATCTTGCGCCAATTGGCGCGTAAAAATTAAACGATTCCCTTCCGCCCATAGGCGGATGGTTTTCATCTTTTCTTGCGCCAATTGGCGCAAAAACATCGTCAGCCGCCGCGAATTTCTTTCCGCCCATGGGCGGATTGGTGGTTTGATTTGGCAATTCGGCAGGAATTTCAAAATCACCTTCTTCATAGTCGTACACCCGCAGCAAATAATCGGGCGTGAGTTTGAGTACGCCTGCTTGCACCAATTTTGAATCACGGTCAGCGCGTTCAGTTTCCAAGCCCGTGTCATCTTCCATCACAAAAATCGGTGGTTCACCTGTAAAACCGTTCAGCGTGTGCAACGCTGTGACCAGTGTTTGCACCGTTTTTGTCACTAAACGCATATCCGCCTTGCGCCTGTCATCGAGTACCGCTTGATGCACTTTCGCGGCGGCAAAACTGCCAGCTTTACCAACATCGGACGTTAACGTTTGACCAAGAATGACCTTTTGAATCCGCTTTAAAATTGCATTTTCAAATTGCTCAAACGTTGCGCCGTTTTGTTGCACGCTCATAAATTCGGCTTCCCAACCAGCTGGCAAGGCAAGCGTGGCATTCTGCACTGCCGCATTTAAAACGACAGATAAATGGTCAACCGATGGCGTGCCGTCCGCCATGGGCATATCGGGCGCAGTACCTTTTAAAAATGGAATGCCTGCGCGTTCAAGATTTTTTGCCCAGAATTTCCAACCATTGACGCGAAACAACCACGCCCAGTACAAGCGCGACAATACCGCTTCGCCATAGGGCTGACGGTAGGTTTGATTACGCACAGTGAGCAGAAATTTGTAATCGGTATCAACAGCCGTTCCCATTGGGTCGAGCATCGAGCGATAAATCAAATCCCCGTTACTTTTTGGCTCGAACCATTCAAACGGTTTTTCGCTAATCTCCGCGAGAGTAATTTTGCCGTCGGTGTTTTTGTAAATGACTTCCTGCACGCTGTAACCGTAAAGTACCGCGTTAAATGCACCGCGCAGTACCGTGGCAATCACGCGCTCGATTTCAGTCCACAAGAAAGTATTTTGCCGAACCAGTCCCGATTCCAAACGCCATGATGTAGCAATCAACGCTTCTCGGCGGGTTTCAATTGCGGCATAAATTTCGTCATCGGATTCCAAGGTGCGAAGTTCTTTGCGATGAATACCGAGCTTTTTTAAGGTCTCGTCGGTGTCTGCCATTTGCAGCAGATTATTGAGTAAATAATCAATCGCCTGCTCGTTGTAGAGGGCTTTCGGTGCGGTCGCCATTAGTAAATCCTCGCACCTGAAGTAATCGGAGCAGATTGCGCGATACCTGTTGCGCCATAAAACGCAATCGCCAGTGACATCACGGTGTCATCGTGTTGACCATGCGGTGCGCCGTAGCGAATCATGCCGCTGGGCAAACGCTCTTGGTCAAAACACATCAGCTCGTTAATCAACGGCGGATAATCGGGAATCGAAATCGTGCCTTGCTCAAACGCAATGGCGAGCTTTTCAATGATTTCAGCTTTGGAAGCATTGGTGGTTTGAAAGGCACGCACGGGCAGACCACGGCGTTTGGCTTGTTCGATAAACGGTAGCCCCGTGTTGTTGGATTCAATCAAAATCGGTGCTCCCTTAAAGCGTTGCGACATGGCGACTAGCCGCTCTAATTGCATGACGTATTCGACTTGATTAAATCTATCGACAGCGATAACTTTACGGTCACGTGCATCAACCACGGTTATAACCGTAAAATCCTCGACCCGCGCTAAATCCACGCCGATAACGTAAGCTCTGCCATCAGTTTGTTTTTGTTCTTTTCGCCACCAGTCATCGTTTGGAATTTCATAAGTGCAAGCTGAAATGTTGCGAAACACGCCTCCAGCATCGTCTAAGAACTGGGCGAGGTATTCTTGTTGGAAAGTACGTTCAGGGAGATTGCGACGGGCTTCTTCAATTTCGTCTGGATGGATAAACGGATTACACGCGGTGGGCATTTGCCAGCTTGCCCAGTTGGGTTCGTGGTTAACACCACGTTGATAACAGTCATAAAAATAATTTCGCCCCTTGGGTGTAGATAAAAACCACGCATCGCCGCCGAAATCAGTCAGCGTCGGACGAATGGCGTTCTCCCATGCGGGTTGCAGCCGTTTAGCAATACCTGCTTCGTCAATAATCACGCGGCTATATTTACGCCCACGCCCCGCGTCTTCATCTTCGAGTGACCAAAAATCAACTGCGCCACCGCCTATAATTTCGAGCCGTTTAGATTGCTCACTTTTGCAGGTAATCACGGGTTTTAAGCGGTCTTTGGATTCTCGCCACGCCGCATCAAGCACTTTGTAGGTTGGCGCAAACCAGCCGACGGGATAGCCTTGCAACGCGGCGGTGGCTAAATCACTACACGCACTCGCACCCAACGCCAACATAATGCCGAGCGCGGTTTTGCCACTCCGTCGTCCTAAACAAACCACGTTATAACGGGCGCGACCTTGCCACACCTTTTGTTGCGCGATGTGCAACGCAGGCAATTTGAGTCTTTTTGTCATCAGCTTCCCACTTTTTAAAAAAGCCGCTTCATCACCGAAGTGACAAAACGGCAAACCTTAAAACAAAACGAACAGCGTTTTTTCTTATGGCAATAACGCTGCGCCGTCTAAGAAGTGGGTGTATTGAATGGTGACGGTTTTATCCACCAACGTACCGATTTCAGTCTCTAAATAGCCGTCTAAGGCATCAATGAAAATTGCACCTTCACCATTGGTTACGCGCAAGTCGTAAGTCACGCCTTCTGCGGTGACGTGCTGCACTGTGCCTTGGTTTAAAACCACCATGACGGGATGTGCTAGGTTCAATGGCTCGACATCCGAAGTCACTAAAACGGTTTCGATGGTTGTGCCTGTGAGTACGCCACCGTTAAGCAACGCACTAACTTGGTCTTTGTTTGCCGTTACCGTT